CTTCTCTTAAACGATGGTTTTTGATAATGGAAACTTGGAATAAAACAGGGCAGCGGAAACCGCCCTGTTATATTTTTTCTTGTATTTCTGGTTATACTGCTTCGCCTGTATCATTCAGCACAAAGTTAATATTTAATGAGCAGTCTAAAACAGCGGCTATTGCTTGCAAGTCTTTTTCTGTGAAGTTATCACGCTTCATTTTATTATTGAGGTTTTGCGGACTGATCCCCAATTTCCTTGCAAGTTCTGCTTCAGAAATGTTACCTCTTTTAATTAATAGTATTCTAATTCTATCACTTAAAGCCATGATCACAAACCTCCTTGTATTTGTGGTTATTATACACTATATAATTGATACTGTCAAGCCCACAAAGACAAAATAAAAATAATTTTGATTTTTTCATCAAAAACCTATTGACAACATCAACTTATTAGTGTATAATGAAGTCACAGTAAAGGAAAACCCAAAACAACAAAGGAGGCTTTTAAAATGAGTGCAAACGAGATGGAAAGCAAGATCAAGGAACTGCGAGAGCTGCGCCGCATGGCTGACGAGATCGCCGCCGAAATTGAAACCTTGCAAGACGCAATCAAAAGCGAAATGACCGCACGAAACACGGACACGCTGACGGGCGCAGATTGGAAGGTAACATGGAAGGCAGTTACAAGCAAGCGTTTTGATTCGGCAGCATTCAAGAAAACCCACAGCGAACTTTACGAGCAGTACAGCAAAGAAACCACAAGCAAGCGTTTTCTGATCGCATAAAGAAAGCCCTCCCGAAAGCGGCAACTTTCAGGAAGGCAGAGCAACCAGCAACCCGACAAAAGGAGCGGTTACATATATATTATATCACTGACCGCTCCAATTTTCAATAAAAGGAGCGAAATAAAATGTTGAGAAGCACAAACAAAGCCGTTATTAATAAAATCCGTCAATACATCATTAACGGCGTTGATCATGAGTATTTTGAACTTGAAACCGATCCCGATTATAAAACCGCTTGCAAGCTGATCCTTCAGGCTTGCCAGAATGAAAAGCGGTATTGCAGATATAACAATGATTTTGAAATGTTCAAGGATTGGGCGCAAGGCTTGCCCACGGCGTTTAATACTGGCTATTACTACAATGTTTCTGCTGTTGATCTGCTGGCTGACTGGCTGGAAGAAACCGACAAAGAAAAAGAAAAGTTTGAGGAAAGCGCAGCCGAAGAAAAAATTACATGGCTGATTTATAGAGAGTTGCGGAAGGGGGCGGCGTAATGAAAAAGTACACTCTGCGAGAAATCAAGCGTTTTGTTTCATTGGGCGCAGCCGTTGACATTACAACCGCCAACTGTCCAGCAATCAAAGAGCCGTTTGAAAAAATCGGCGTGAGCCGTGGCATTTACGGCATTAACGGCGGCTTGCTCCGTGGGCAGTGTAGCGGCACGATTTACGCAATCACAGCCCGAAACAGCAACTTGTTTTATTATTTCTGATCTGATAACCAACAAAATAAAGGGAGTGGGCAGAAAAACCCACTCCCAAACATAAAAAAGGAGATTGTAAAAATGAAAAACACTGTAAATATGGACGCTCTGAAGGCTTGCGCTGTTCTCTCTGGTTTTAACTGGTACAAAGTAAATGTAAATAGGGATGGAAAAGAAAGCGAGTTTTACGCAACTGAACTTGAAGTAACGCACGAAGGCGCAACAATTAAGATTCATCGGCAGTTTGCAACGCCTGAATATATGGGAGGCTTTACAAAGATTACCGCCGCCGCAGAAAATTGTATTGTGTTTGAGGCTGAAAGCATGGACTATTCCAGCTGCAACGGCAGACGCATTGCAATTACTTACACCGTTGAAGGACTCCGCAAAGATTTTGCCGATCTTGAAGAGGGCGGCGGCAGTATTGAACAGCCCGAAACGCTCATTGACCGAAACAGGAGCGGCGCAGATGGAAACGGCAATATGTTTGTTGTTTTGGATTTTCGGAAACTCGGATATATTACAGAGGTACAGAAAGCGCAAATTAAAAAATATATCAATGTAGAGTGCAGAGGACAAGCAAGCAAGTATCAGACTCCACGAACAGTTTATTTTAAGATTTGCGCAGATGGAAATATTTATGTTGGTGCGTGGGACTATGCCACAGAGCAGCCCATGACAGAAAGACCGTATTATGAAACTTGGCATATCCTTGATGACGAAGATGATATTAAAGATGTTGAAGCACTGCGCAAGCTGGCGCAGACAGTAGCGGCGGCAATGTAAACGGATCAAGGGCAAGGGGCGCAAAAACCCTTTGCCCTATTCCAGCATAACAGAAAACAGATTGACAAATCAGGAAAAAATGCAAATACTAAATAAAAAAGCAGCTTGCAGAGGATGAAGCACATGGAAAAGCCCGAAATCATTTGGAAAGATACATATACAGCAGTAACGATTGAAAGAAATCTAACCAGCAACGATATACTAAAAATTGATTATCCTGTTGTATGGTGCAGCCGTAATAAAGTACCGCACTGGCAAACTATAAGGGATTTGTACCGCTATTTTCGTGATCGGCTTCAAGAAAAATGTCAATACAAGCATTTGTTTGTTACGCTGGACGGCGGTGCAGCTCCGTATGAAATGACTTGCGCAATATATAAATCAAGTCGTGAAGTTATATGGTCACAGGATGCCGCAATACAAGAAAAAATTAAAGAAAAGTTTGCGAACTGGAAAGAAATCGAGTCTTTTTATAACTATCTTTATGCCAGTATCGCAGAAACAAAAGAAAATCAGAAAAAAGATGAACTGTTTGCAGAGCAGTGGAAACAACTTCAGCAAAAGGAACAGGAACAAGAAGCCGCAGAAGCGCAGCTAAAGGAAGAACGGCGAAAAAAATATTTACAGCGTGATCCGACAAATCCAGCAGCCAGAAACCAGAAAGCAAGGCGGCATTTGGAACGGCTGGGCTATACGCTCCATAAGTCAAACAAAATCCGATACTATACAGCCGATGACAGAGGGCAATTTAAAATTGTGGATGCCAGCGGTAAAGCCGTATTGGGAAAAAAGTTTGATGCCAGCATTGATGATGTGGAGCAGTTTTATATAGCGCAGGACAAAAAAAGATGGAGCGGAAGATACGGCTTGACGGAAGAGGAACAGAAACCGCAGCGTGATCTAAAGCGTGAAAAGAAAACGGCGGCGCAGTTAAAAAAGTATGGTTTTGTGCTGACCTATGATGAATACTATGGATATAACATTGAAGATTCACTTGGCTACACTATGGAACACTGCAAAAATATTAAAAAAGCGGAGGAAATTGCAGAAAAATTAAAGAAAAAGGGCTTCAAAGAGCGTGAATCACCAGTAAAACAAAAAAAGATACTGGATGAATTTGAAGAAAAAATAACCCTCTATCATGATATATGGGTGAAAATAGGTTTTGACTGGAAAAGCACAGAACATAACAAAGGATATATGATTGTTGACCGTGACAAAACCTTGCTCGGAGAAAAATATAGTCTGACTCTGGATGACATTGCCGCATACATAAAAAAAGAAGGGCGTCAAGTTTGGCAAAGAGAAAATACTGTACGGTATCAGCTTCGGAAAAATGGTTATCTACTAAGACAGAAAAAATTCAACTGGAAGAATTATAATGAACACAAATATCAGATTTTAGATGCAACCACAAAAGAAGTTGTCGCAGGAGCAGAAACCAGACTGACGCTTGAAGAGGTTGAACGCTGGATTTTGCGTGACAACTGTTTGGAGAAATCAACTTAACCGCTCTACCCTACACGGAGGGAGGGCGGTTATTTTTTTGCCCTATTTTGCAGACAGTTGATTGGTATTTTCGGCTTAAAATTGTCGGGACGGCTCATTGGAGCGGAGATGTTGAGCGGCGCACTTTCATTCAATCGAAAAAACAGACAATCCAAAATGTCAATTTTTATCCGTGAAAATCGTAATCTCACGCACATTCTGGAACGCTGAAACCACGAAAAGCCCATATTTATCGGAAAATCTCAGCTTCATCTTTCAAGTCCATAGGGAAGAGAAAAAATCTTCCCTGCGGAAAATACTCCGCAAAAACCTTGCTCAAATCCTTACAAAACCTCTATAAAGATCATAATCATGGCTTTTTCAAGTCAATCCTTAACTGTTCCTATGGGGAAAGAAAAGGCTTGTGCTGTCAACTCTCATTGACTTACTTTGTACTTATTCCCCCTGAAAGCCCATAAACAAGGTGTTTTCAGTTAACCATCCCTATTCCAAAGGGAGGAGGCAGCACAAACTTTTCTTTTTATGAGGAAATCCTTGTATTGGATAACTCGTAAAGAAAAATCAGTAACAAATACCGTATCGGATTTTCAATAAAAAATTAGGAGGGATACCATATGAATTATACTATCGTTGAACAGATTCCGATGATGAAAAGAGCAAAATCATTTATCAAAAGATATGGACTCAAGGTTGTTTGGGTCGCTGGCAAAACTGACATTCCAGATTGCCGTCTGTCTGCATGGATGAACGGAAATGAATTGCTGTATGCCCATCAATTTGAGCGTATGAAGGATTTTCTGGACGAATATGAGCAGTGCATGGAAAACTGTTCGTTTATGAGGGAGGACTAACCATGCCAAAAAGATTTGCGAATAGTGGAACATGGATTGACGATGTAACAGGCGAAAAATACCACTCAAAAACGGGCGGTAAGTTCTACGATGACGAAGATTTATTTTATGCTCAGGAGCGGCGAGAGAAAGAAAAACAGAAACAGTATAGATATGTCCAGACAGATGAATTGGGCAAATACATTCTTTTGCGTGTGAAGAAACTTCCGACAAACCTTGATCCAGCTACACTTGCAAGGCTGACACTGCTGAGTACATACATTGACTACAAAAACCGCCTTATGATCAATAAGCATACTGTAATGGAAAAAAGTGATTTGCCACGCATTTTAAATATCAGTGAGAGAGCAGCAAGAGATTTTGTATCGGAAGTCAAAAACAAATACCTGATTTTCCGTGATGGAGAAATGTTTTTGAGCAAGGAATATTACAGGGGCGAATCTGACAAATACAAGCGTGACGCAAAGCAGAAGTTATTTATCCAAACTACGCAGGACTTGTACTATAAGCTGAAGCCAAGGGAACATAAATACTTTGGGTATGTTATCAGGATTGTTCCCTTTATCAATCGTGAATTCAACATTCTGTGCCATAATCCAGACGAAACAGTGTTTGACCAGATTAAGCCACTTTCTATTGGTGAGGTTTGCGACATTCTGAAATATGAAAATTCACACTCTGACCGCCTGTTGGATGGATTGACCAGATGTATTTTCAGGGCTGATGATCAGGATCAATCTTTGTGTGCTATCGTGCAGTCAGTTGGTAACGGTATCACTGGATATGGAATGTTTGTCAATCCCCGAATCATTTACAACGGCGGCAATTATGACAAAGTGGAGGTTTTACATTTTTACTTTCCCTTGCGGAAAAACAGATGCTATAACACCAAGAAAAAGTGAGTCACAGAACAGGAAATGAATTCGCCATTCTGTGCCGTTTTTGGGGCTTGAATTCGCCATTCTGTGCCGTTTTTTTCGGCTCATTTTTTGAATAAAAACCCCACAAACAAGGATATATCGAGCGGTTGAAGGCGAAAAAGAAACTTTAATTTATATCACCTTGCGTCCGCAGGACAGCAAGGGATTATGACCATAGGTAGGACTCAAACCAATATATCAAATGGAAAAATGATGACACAAATAAAGGAGGACACAAACAATGAATGAAACCAAACTGACAAGCTACTTGATTATCTCGGCTCACTGCTTAAAAAATGTCAATGGTAGAGGTATGTTAAAATATTTCATGGATGAAGTACGATGCCTAAAACCGCTGGTAACAGTGCCGTTTGATGATCATAACCCAATGTTCAGATACCATGATACGATCCGCACAACTCGTAATTTAACAGGGCGTATGATCCTGAATGTGTTGCGGAAACCCTATAATATGTTCCGCTCCGTCCAGAGTGACGAAGTATTTTTCGCTGTTCATGAGGATGGTATTTTGTACTGTCACCATGACAAGGCAAGCCATGATTGGGTAATTAAAGATTGGGATGATGTTATGGACGATCAGGACTTTGTTGATCCCGATCTTACAGCAAAGCAAGCAGAAAAAATAGAATCAAAGATGATGGATTTTTACAATGAGTACATGGAAAATCCAAGAATGCTCCATTCTCTGGAAAAAGAGTATTTAACTTTACTTTATTGTTAAATCAGCGGCGGTTGCCGTTGTCACGCAGGATACCATAGCAAGCCACATTACAAGCCATAGTCTTTTTTGGATTAATAGAACACCTTTCTGGAATATTAAAGGCTTGTTCCGCACTTTACTTCCTTTCCAGCGGCGGTATCGGCACAATACCGATGGTATCTTGCGTGATGACGGCAACTGTAACTTTTGCACTGAAGGGAGGTTTGCATGAATGATTTAGACGGCAAATATTACACTGTATATGCCCATGTTTGCCCTAATGGTAAAGTCTATATCGGACAAACTTCCAAAGTGCGTCCGTCTGACAGATGGGGCATTGATGGTGCTGGATATAAACGAAATCGCCTGTTTTATGGCGATATTATGGAATACGGCTGGGAGAACTTCAAGCATATAATCATCTGTGATCTGTTGACCAGTGAACAGGCTGACTATTTGGAGCGGTATCTAATCAGGCGATACAACAGTACAAGCCGTTATTGCGGCTATAACCGTCATCCGGGCGGCAAGTTCTGACGGCGGTATAGTCAAACCCCCTCGGCAACGGAATTGCTACGCAATATCCTTATGCCGTCCCCCTTATCCAAGGGGGATTTTAATTTTACAATGATAATTTTGGAGGAATGTAATACATGAAAAAACTTACAATGGAAGATCTGTTTGTAAATAATACGAATGACAAGGAGCAGATTCATCAAGTAATTGAAACAGGATTAGAGAAGTCTGGTATCGCAATCAAAGACTGTTACTTTGCAGAAGTCATCAATCAATTCGGCAGTATGAGCAAAATGAAAAGGGTATTAAACTTTCTTGATATTCCCTATGAGGGACGAACATTCACGGAGGTCATTAACGATATTGCCGACAAGCTGAACAGCATGAGTGAGCCGCAAAGAATTGGAACTATTGCAGTTATGGCGGCTATTATGGTTGAAGATAAACATTGCGGCGGCACAGTCGGCTTTTCTGATGTTGTAGCCTGATTTTATGATTTATGGAGGAATTATGATATGAAACAAATCAAAAAATGGATTAATAATAAGAGAGAAATCCACAAAAGCATGAAGTCATTGATCACTCTGACTTTGATTTCTTGCTTGCTTGATAAAATCGGTATTCAGATGATTGACACTGAAGGAGAAATTAAAGACTATTTTGACATTAGTTTTGAGGTCAGAGATAAAACCTATCATCAAAGTGGCAGAATGAGCCAAATGTTACAAGATGCAATCAAACTTTGTAGGTAAATAATCTGACCTGATTTTATCAATCAACTGTCACATAAAAACACATTAACCCTCTCTGCTTGATAAAGTGGAGAGGGCTTTTTTATTATCCAAAATACCAGATAATTGTTTGATGGTTTTAGGGGAAATCAACATTCAAAATTGGAATGCGTTCAAAATGAACCCATTCGACAGCAACAAAAATGGAGGTACTTATGTCACTGGAAAGCATATTGCGCAATCTGGATGTTACGAAGCTGAAATCCAAATCAGGACTGACATTTGAACAGGAACTTGTGAATGCCGCAAACTTACTGCGTGATTGTATCCAGTCAAGGATCAAGCGTGGCAGCATGGGTAATTGTATATCAACCGCAGATATTGCCGATGTAAAAGTTTCGGGCAATCAACTGTCAGTACAATTAAGAATCCAGAATGCTATGCGCCCTTCCATCTTCCACAAATGGAACAAGACAAACGCTAATGTGTTCTGGTTGCTCAATGATGGTTTCAAAGTAAAAAAGGATGTTTGGTTTAAGAACATCCCGAACTTTGGCTATCGAGCGGCAGAACATTTTGTAGAGGAAGGCGTAAAAGATTTTAATTCAAAAAACAAACTCGTAGTAAAGGTAACTGTGACAAAACCGTTGCTTTACTACGGAAAATGACACTAAAGGAGATGCAAATATTATGAATGACACTAATTGGAACAATGTAGAAAAGCATTATCGGGAGAAATGCGAAGAGATTAAGCAGATTTTGAATACCATTCCGCTTAACGCACAAATGCGCACACAATCAAAACTGGTGATCAATAAGGATTTGGAACCAGTTGTTATTCTCTTTTGTGATTTTAAGAAGGTGAAAATTGATGCTCTGCATAGCGTCATTGCCTATGATAAAGAGCGGCAGCGTTGGATGGATGCGGTTTACATTCCAGAGAAAGCCAATCCAGAACGCTATGTTGTCTATGCGCCTGTTGAATGGGAACTGACACCTTTTTTACAAGTGCGCATTGATCCTGTAATTGATTATTTCAATCGCAAGGGCAAGCAGCCGCAGGACAACTTTACAGCCCAAGTATTTGTGGGCGAATGGGAAACCCACAAGGATGACAATTTGATCAGCATTATCAACTTGTTTGATATGTGGTATGCAAATCTCAGTTTGGAGTTTGTGCAGACGGAGGATGCAAGCAAGGCGGTATTTTACTATGACTGGGACGATCATGAATACAAAATGATGGACGATACGGACACTTCCGATCCGCTCCAATACACCATGTACTGCATTGCGGATTCCTGTAAATATGCGCCCACGAATATTGATTTGACGGCACATTTATATACGCTCAACTGCGGCAATCAGGTAATGCCCAAGATTATATTCCAGTCAGTTGGCACAAAGCCAATGACGGAAGCAGAATTGGACGCAGCATTCCCTAATGTCCGTCAGCGTCTTGCGAAGGAGGCGGCAGAACGATATGAACAATAAATATTATCCTGTATTCAGCAAAAATCTGGCAGAACGGTTGTTTTCTGCTGGCTTTTTCCTTAGTCATACGGATTGGAACAAAAATCGCAGAAACATGAAGGTTTACTACTTTGCCGAAACGCCTGAGTTGAGGGCGGCGGTGGAAGCATACAGAACGGAGGTGCGCAATGGCAAACATAAAGAACGAGTTTAAGAAAAAGTGCATAGTTTGCGGAAAATTGCGCACACCAGCACAGTTTTATATCTCAAAGAGTGATTTTCATGCAGATGGGCGGTTGCCTATGTGTGCGGATTGCTGTTTAGACAAATCTCTGAATGATGATCGAACAGACATTGATATTGAGAGATTCCAGCGTGTATTACAGCAATGCGACAAACCCTATATTGCCAAACTCTATAAGTCAACAATGAGAGAAGTTGTAATGGGCAATCCAGACAAACAAGGCGCAGATAAAGTAAAAACATTCCTCGGACTATATATGAGAAGATTGAATGGCTTGAATCAGTACCAGACGAAATGTTGGAATAATTCTATTTTCGAAACCGATGAACAATCTGACACTCAGCCTGATAACGATAATAATCAAGAGGACTATATTGTTATTTCAGATGATGGCTATAAGTATTCACCACTGCAATTTGAAGCTGTACTTGCCCTTTTCAAATATTTGCAGTCCATTTATCAGTATCAAAAAGGCAGTCAGGAGTATGAATTGCTAAAAGTCTATGCGGCACTGCGCCTACGAGCAGAAGCCGCAGCCGCAGAGTGTGATGTAGACGAACATTTTCAAATTCTTGCTGATTGCGGCGATATACTAACAACGCTCCATTGGGAAGATTGAGGTGTTGCAATGGATAAGTTATTGATACCAGCAACATTTACGATCCATGCCGCCGAAAAGCAAAAAGACAGCCGCTATATTGCGGCAACAATCAATTTTGTTTATGAGGGTACTTACTACGGTAAGTACCTTTTTTCACGCTCTACGGTGGACGATGCCGCTCCATCCATTGCCAATATATCCATCATGTCAGAGGATGGCGATTGCGCCGTTGGCGTGATCCCCGAAAGCAATGGTTATGCGTGGGGGCTGGTGCTGGACAACGGCACATGGCGTAACTATCTGCAACTGGATTGCCTGTTTTGGGCAAAAACAAATCAGGATGCAGCTATTTCCGCTGACAACAGCGGCAAAGCGTTTGATTTGGAAGTGGAACTCAGCATTGAGGGCAACACAGAAAACGATACATATACAGTCGAGTCATTTACGGTGGAGGGAGTGCGCCTATTATCAAGTGCCGTAAGTGCCAATGACTTTACAGTGAGAAGCAATAGATATGGCGCACTTCCCATGAAAAAGAGAAAGGGAGGGATAATGTATGGCAGATAATAATAACGGCGCAGATGGTCAAATCCTACTTGCGCTAAAGGTAAAAGAGTCACTTGCGCTGATTCAAGCGCAGTTAGACCAGATTGCCAAGAAACTGAATCTGAAAATCACAGGGCAGCTTGATACGACAAAGACACGCAAACAGTTGAGTGCTGATCTGAAGAGTTTTAATCTGAATCAGGCTATTAAGCTGGCGGCAAAGCTGGATAAGACAGCAGCCAAAAAGCAGTTTAAGGCTGATTTAGCGGCTCTGGATAACAAAACCTCTGTTGAGGTAAAAGCAGAACTGAACACGGAAGAATTGAAAAAGCAGCTCAAAAACAACAATATCAGAATTGATGCAAATGTGGACGGTGCTGAAGCCCTAAATGATGTTGGCAATGGGCTTGACACTATCAATAAGAAATCAGCCGCTACGGTTGCCAGTATTACGCTCTTGCATGAAGCAATGAACTTGCTGGAACAGGCGGCACGAAGGGTAATTCAGACAGCCGTTGATTTGGATGCACAGTTGACCGATCTGCGCATGGTCACAGGCGATTCATACGAAGAAGCGGCAAGACTGGTAAGCGGCTATAACGAACTGGCAAAGGAATTGGGTGCAACTACTACATCCGTTCTGGATGCCGCCTCTGAATGGCTCAGACAGGGCAAATCTATTGCAGAAACCACAGAACTGATTGAACAATCTATGATTCTGTCTAAGGTCGGCGCAATGGATTCTGAAACCGCTACAAAGCGTCTGACAAGTACCATGATGGGCTATAAGCTGGCGGTTGAAGAAGTTGCTGGTGTTGTTGACCGATTGACCGCCGTTGATATGGAAGCGGCAGTATCCGCAGACGGCATTGCCGAAGCACTGAGCCATACAGCGTCCAGTGCATACCTTGCTGGGCTGGAACTGGACAAGATCATTGCTTATTTGACGGTCGTGCAGGAAACAACGCAGAAATCCGCTTCCGTTGTCGGTGAATCGTTCAAGTCTATCTTTGCCCGAATGGGTAAAGTAACCAATGGTGATGCCGTTGACGATATGGGCGAGGATATTTCCAAAGTTGAATCCACACTGCGCAGTTTGGGTATTGAATTGCGCAAATCTGAAACCGAATTTCGTAATTTCGATGAAGTTTTGGACGAGGTAGGCACACGCTGGCAGGAGTTTGATTCTGTTACTCAGCGTCAGATTGCAACCGCATTTGGCGGCGTGTACCAGTCTGAAAACTTCCTTTCCCTAATGAACAATTATGAAAAGGTTGCTGAGTATGTCAATGTAGCGGCAAACTCTGCTGGCACAGCGGCAGAAAAGTTCAAAGCATATGAAGAAAGCGTTGCGGCGCATTATAACACTTTGATTGCGTCCGCTGAAGCCTTTGCACAAAAGTCTGTACCTACTGAGTTTATCAATGGTCTGCTGGATGCTGGCAGCGCAATTCTGGACTTCTTGACATATACGGAACTCTTGAAAACGGCACTGGCTGGTTTAAGTTCTGCGCTGGCAGTCAAGGGCGTTTCCGCAATGGGCAAAAAGATCAAGGATGTAACGCAGACGGTATCTAAGCTGTCAACTGCATTCAATCTGCTGGATAAGGCGGCGAAGGTCGATCTGTCCGCAGACGAGTTTAATTCTCTGTTGGCAGCTACAAAGGGTCTGAATGCACAGCAGCTTAAATTGATCATTTCCAGCAAGAATCTGACCAATGAGCAGCGTATGCAAATCCTCATGGCAAGTGGTTTGACCAAAGAACAGGCGGCTCAGACGCTTGCTACAATGGGTCTGGCAACCGCAGAGGGAACAGCCACAGCCGCTACATTTAGCCTCTCAGGGGCGTTTAAAGCCCTCACAGCGGCGATTGCGGCAAACCCCATTGGATTCCTTGTGGTGGCTCTTACAACCGCTGTAAGCGTTATTAGCACATTCAACAATAAGATCAAGGAAGCCAGACAGGAAACGATTGAGGCTGGTAATGCAGCCGCCGAGGAAGGACAGGCTTTACTTGATCTGGTAGCGTCATATCTGGAATTGGCTGATGCCGTGGATGCTGGTACAGCGTCAAAAGAAGATATGATTGCGGCGCAGGATGATGTAATCAATGCGCTGGGGCTGGAAGGTAAAAGCGTTGATGAACTCATTGCTAAATATGGCAATCTGAAAAATGCCATTATTGCCGCCACAGCAGAGGAATTGGAAACAGATATTTCCCTTGCTGTTAAGGGCGCAACAACCGCAATGGAAGATGCCATTGACGAAATTGACGGATATTTTGATAGCAATAATATGTTCTCTGCAATCGGTGAAGAAGCTGGCAAAGCAATGGCGTATTTGCAGGAACTTGGCTTTGAGGGCATTGACAATACAGGCAGTAAGGGCGGCGGCACAATTTTCTTGCCGTCTGTTTATGCTACTGGCGGCGGCTTAGAGGATGTTGAGTTTGAAGATTTGGTCGAAAACTATAATTACCTCAAAGACGCAATGAACGCAGTGCGTAAAAAGTTTGGCGATGAAAATGATGTGTTTAGGGTGCTGTCCGATGCCTATACGGAATATGCCGATGTGGTAGAACCAGCAATCGAAGCCATTGATAATGCCAATGAGTTGATTGTTGAATACTACAAGGCAACCGAGAGGGCTATTAATGATCCTAAGACGCAGGAAGAGTTTGATGCTTTCCGTCAAAGTATCATTGATAAAGTCAGCGGCGATATGGACTGGAATGCCGATGGTACATATACGGCGGCTGGTTTGGTCGATAGCCTGTTATCTACGGATCGTGCATATGCCCAATTTTATGATGATTTAGTCGATACCACAAATGACGGTCTGGATGCCGTTGAAGATGCTATCCAGTCCCACGGCGATTCTGTAAAGGGAAAACTGGAAGCACTCTGGAATGCAGAAAGTTTCAGCGATACAAGAAAGTCTATTGAGGAAATGGCAAGTGCCTTGGATGGCATTACCGCTGATAACATTGACAGCCTGATTGAAGGTAGTGCAGAATTGGCGGCACTGTTGGAAGAGGACGGCATGAATGCCCAATTCCTTGCCAATATCCTGCAAACTGAGGTTACGAGCGGCAACGGCTTTGACCTAATTACAGAGGATGCCTTAAAGCTGAACAGTGCTTTGGAGGGCATGAAAGGTCGTTTTGACGAAGTTACCGATGCCAAATCACGCTATGATGCGGCTTTGGCTGGCGGCGAAAAAGACGATAATTTCAAGAACTATGCAGAGGCATTGGAAGCCCTCAATGAAGAGTTTGTCAAGGGGTATGAAAACAGCAACCAGTTTTGGGCGGCAGCGGAATACCTGTTTGGCACTGAGCAGCTTAATGAATGGGGCTGGTCACAGGGCTTAGATGAAATCTATGCCGCTATGGAGCGCAATGTTGCTATCTTTGGGGACGCTGAGAGCGCAGGAACAGGCTTTTTGGATCGCCTGTATGAAATCTCAGAGGCAGGACAAATCACGGCAGATGACGGCTCTGTAATCGCTCAAATTGAAAAATTGTCTGATGGTACATATGACTTCCAATTTGATTCTACGAACTTAGACGCACTGGCTGAAAGGCTGGGCATTACCAGTGAGGCAGCTACGGCGTGTATGCAAGCACTGTCTATGTACGGTGACTTCCAGTTTTATGACATTGAAACGGTCATGTCCACTATTGAGGAAATCGGGCTTGCGTCTGATTCCATCAACGGCACTGCTGTCAATGTCGGCACACTGACGGATCAGCTTATTGCCTTGGGATATAACAACAAAGATATTTTTGATTTGATGAATGTCCTGAAGGAAGTGGACGGCGTAAGCCTGATTGATATTAATGCCAATGTTGATACGCTGGCACAAAGCCTTTCCGATTTGGGACTGGCAGCGCAAGACGGCGTTGACATTAATGTAAACGCTGATGGATTGGCTGATCTAATGTCGCAGCTCAACTTTACCAGAGAGGATACCGAGGGGCTTATTACAAAGCTGTCTGAAGCTGACGGCATTACGCTGACCAATGCAGAGGGCGAAGTGATCAGCCTGAATGATGCGTTGGAATACACCGATGGTTTGACATTTGCCAGTGTGACGAGCGAAATTGACGGTATTACAAGTTCAGCGGAATTGGCAGAACAGGCAGTTGAGGATTTGCAGTATAGCATTAATACCCTCAAAGGCAAAACCGTCACAGTTACCCTTGATGTTCAGCGCAAGAGCGGTATTTTAGGCAGTATCTTTGGATACGCAAAAGGTACTGACGGCGCACCAGAGGGCGATGCCCTTGTTGGCGAGGAAGGCGAAGAACTTGTCCAGTCTGGTAATCGTGCCTATTTCGTAGGTACAAACGGTGCTGAAATCGTCCATCTGAATGAGGGCGATAAAGTCTATACGGCAGCGGAAACACGCAAAATCAAGCGTGGCGCAACCGTCATCCGTGGCGTTGTTCCTGCTTTTGCTGGCGGTACTGGTTTGGGCAAACCTGATACTCCAACTTATACATCTGTTTTGCCTGATAAGCCCACGACAAGCACAACCACAAACAGCAGTACCACAGATAAGGCAGAAAGCGAGTTTGAACGGCTCTATAAATACCATCAACACTTGCTGAAGATGGATCAGGAAAGCGTATCTGACTATATTGCATGGCTGGATGCCGCCTATCAGGAAGCCTATAAAAACGGCGAAATTGAACTTGATGACTATTACAAACATCAGGAAGAGGTATTTGACAAAATCAAGGAAAGTTTGGATGACCTTCAAAAAGCCCACGAAAATGCGATTACCTTTGATAAGATCAAGCTGGATAATGCGATTGAGGCTGGGGACTACGGCGATATTGTCAAATACACCGATGATATTGTTGAGCATTACAAGGCAATGCAAAACGAAGTCCACCTTCAGGCTGAGTATTACCGCTCCATTGGATATGCCGAAACCAGTGATGAAATTACGAAGCTGAAATCGCTTTGGTGGGACTATTACGAAGAAATCAAGAATGTATCCGCTGACGCATGGCAACAGGTGGTAGACAATGCAAATGACGCTCTGGACGGCGTTACAGGCTTGTATGACACCTTAAAGGGAGCGGCGCAGGAATACGCTGAGAACGGCTATATTACCGTTGATACCTTGCAGAGCATTTATAAGCTGGGAGTCCAGAACCTTGCTTATTTGCAAGATGAAAATGGGCAGCTCGTTATCAACGAAGCCAATATCCAGAAAGTTATTGCCGCTCGTACTCAGCAGATGGCGATTGAAACCGCACTGAACTACATTCAGCAGCTTAGAACGGCTCTGACCAATCAGGACACGGCGGCACTGCAAAACCTGATTTTTGCAACCGATGTTGCCGCTAACAGCACATGGGATTTGGTCTATGCGCAGTTGCAGTTGCTTGGTTTGGAGGATTCACAGTACAATGCGGCACTGCAAAGGATTAACACTTTACGCTCTTTGGCAGATGTGGCAGTTACCAGCATTGGACGCATTGACAATTCCGCAAAAGAAGCGTTGCAGAACACTTCTGACGCACTGGATGATATTTTGCAGTATGTAAAAGACATGATCAAACAAGAGGTCGAGAATCAGGTGGAGGCACTTGAAGATCAGATTGACCGATACCGTGAAATCGTGGATTTGCAGAAAAAATCCTTGGACTTAGAGCGTGAGAAGGACAACTACACAAAGAGCGTCACCGAAAAGACAAAGGCGATTGCTGAGTTACAGGCAAGAATTGCACGATTGGATTTGGATGATAGCAGAGAGGCACAGGCTGAAAAAGCAAAGCTGAATGAGGAATTGGCAGAACTGAATAATGATCTTGCCGAAACTCAGGCAGATTATGCGTATGAGGTCAATTCTGATGCGCTTGACGCTATGGCAGATGCCTATGAGGATGAAAAGCGCAAGGAAATTGAGATTTTGGAGGATACCATTTCCAGCGAAGAAAAACTATATTCCGCATCTATTTCCAGAATCAACAATGAATGGGATACTCTGTATCAGGATTTAATCAACTGGAACTATCAGTATGGATCATCCACAGAAAGCGAACTTGTTTCCGCATGGAATGCCGCAAGTCAGGCAGTACAGCAGTACGGCAGCTATTTGAATGCCGTTGCTACAACGCAAAGCCAACTGTCTGCCATTGATAATGCGTCCAGCAGTAATGTTATCGGCACTATGGGCGATTACGATACCAGCGGCGGCGCAACCATGAGCCGTGTAAAGGAAATTGTAGCGCAGATGAAAGCAAACTCGATCCAGCATGGCAGCGAGGATGACGCAGGAAAATTGCGTCTGAACAAAGAAAATCTTCGCTTGGGTGAAGAGTTGCAAGGGCTGATTGGTCGTACCGTAGTCCGTGGCAATGATGGTGTGTGGTATCTGGACAAGGTAGGCGGCGCACAGTTGTATGCTACTTACCCATATAGCACTTACCATACAGGCGGCATTGTCGGTGACGAACCCACAGCAGAACAAGATGAAATGTTTGCTTTGCTGAAAAAGCGTGAAGCCGTATTTACTGAGCCACAGCAAAAAACCATCTATCGTGTACTCAAAGAGGATGAAACTGTTGCTGGTAAGCTGGGCATTAGTGGTTTATACCGCAATATGAACGGCAGTATTTATGCCGAAACACAGTCGCAAAACGCTGTTAAGCGTGATGCGCAACAGGCACAGGGATCAGTTACAGGAACACAACAAAACTTTAATGTTGAAACTCATATGCCTGTTCAGATAATGGTTACTGAAAAGCTGGATAAGAGTGATATTAGACGGCTGAGTAAAGAAATCAGTAGCGTTGCTGCTGAGGGAATTTCCGAGGCTTTTATTAAGCGTGGCAAAGGAACTTTACGAGATAGTTTGTTAAAACCATAAAAATATAAAGCAAGTCCCGATTCTCCGTAAATGGAGAGTCGGGATTTTTTGCTTTTATGCAGGAATTAGACAAGCCATAACCCACATATATTGAACACAAAGGGGCTGGAAGATGAAACCTTGAAGGAGAGTGATTTTTATAGTAGCTATTTTAGAGTATAAGACTGACAAGCAAACAAAAATGCTTGGTGATAAGAAATTTACCGTTATCAACAAAATCCCTGTTTTTTGCAGTGCAGAAGAGCGAAAATTCGTGCTTCAGGGCGTTGAAAGCGGATTATATAACATTTTTCGTAAGTACATGAGTTGAGTTTTATGAGCCGCAGCGGTATAATATAACCGTTGGCGGCTCTTTCTTTTATGGAGGAGCCAAATGGACAAATATGATGCAATTTATGGCAGACAGTCAGTTGATCGAGAAGATTCTATTTCTATCGAAAGCCAGATTGAATACTGCCAATACGAAACCAGAGGGGGCGCATACAAAGTATTCCAAGATAAGGGATACAGCGGCAAAAATACTGACCGTCCACAATTTCAGGAAATGCTTGCGGCAATTCGCCGTGGAGAAGTCAAGCGTGTTATCTGCTATAAACTGGACAGAATAAGCCGCTCCATTCTTGACTTTGCTACTATGATGGCTGAGTTTCAGGAATATGGAGTCGAGTTTGTATCATGCACTGAAAAGTTTGATACTGCTTCACCAATGGGAAGGGCAATGCTGAATATCTGTATTGTCTTTGCGCAGTTGGAGAGAGAAACAATTCAGATGCGTGTCACAGACGCTTATATTTCCAGAAGTCGTAAGGGCTTTTACATGGGTGGGCGTATTCCATATGGATACCGAAAAGAACCGTTTATGCTTGATGGCAAAAAGACCTCACGGTATGTGATTGAGCCAGAGGAAGCAGAGGTTGTAAAGCTGATCTATTCTTTGTACGCAGAACCGCAAACTTCATATGGTGATGTTGTCAAGTATCTTATGGAACAAGGCATTACTAATAGCCGTACAAAAGACGGCGTATGGGACAGATGCCGCATTGCCGATATGATCAAGAATCCTGTTTATGTCAAAGCCGATTTGAACCTATACCGCTTTTATAAGGATCAAGGCACAAACCTACACAATAGCCCTGAAGATTACATTGGAGTCTTTGGTTGCTATCTGTACTCTGACAAAGATGCTGGGCGCAAACAATGCCATTTGGAGGGACAGCACATTGTATTAGCTCCCCATGAAGGGATTGTCCCGTCCGACATATGGCTGAAAGCGAGGTTAAAGTGTCTAAACAATAAGCAAGTAGCAAAGCCATTAAAGGCAGGAAACACTTGGCTGGCAGGAAAGGTTAAATGCGGCAAATGCGGTTATGCTTTGACAATTCGCAAATGCAAGCTGAAAACCAGAACAAGACGGTATTTTATTTGCAGCCGCAGAATGCAAACCGAAAAATGTGAGGGCGTGGGAGGCATTGACGCTGATGTATTTGAACCTTTCATTCTGGAACAGATGAAGGATCATGTCAAAGAGATTGAGTCATTATCCTCTCAAAAAACAGTCCGTGAAAACCCGAAAGTGTTTGAGTTAAACGCAAAGATTGAAGCACTTTCAGCGGAAATCGGTAAATTACTTGATAAGGTTGCTGACGCAAATGATATATTGATGGATTACATCAATAAGCGTGTGAAAGAACTTGACGCACAGATTAATGTCTATCGGCAACAGATTAGTGAACTATCGCCTTTACAGAATGTAGAAAAATTAGATACAAAGCAACTGAGAAACTACATGGATCATTGGGAGGAATTATCCTTTGATGACAAGCGAAATGTAGTGGATCAGCTTATAGTAGTAATCAAAGCAACAATGGACAGTTGTGAGATTACATGGAAGTTTTAACGCACTTTACCTTGATTGATTCGTTTCGCC